CCCCAATTGAATAGAATACCAGCTACACCAGCTATTACAGCACTTGCTATTAACAAATTAGGATCTTGAACTAATGTTTTACCTCTACCTTCAACAACATCTGTATTCCCAGGTTGTTTGAATAAGATCCCACTTAAAAATCCTATTACAATTGGTACTATAATCATAGCTAATAATTTATAATACATTAACTGACCTTTAGAACTGATTTTTTCTTTTCTTTTAAATCCTTCCTTTCCAAATTTCATAATAAGACTACCAATAGGTGATATAAGCATACTACCTATAACAGTTGTTTCACTATTTGTAACAAAACCTGTAGAACATATAATTGAACCTATTAATAATTGTACGTAATATTGCAAAGAACCTGAACTGCTTAATTTACAAATATCCATTTACTAAATACAAACATATTTTTTTAAAATTAATTAGCAAATGCTAATCCCCCCATCCCACTAGTGACTCTTAGTACATTATAATTCCTAGCGAATACATGAAGAGTCAATCCAACTTCAAGACTATTATTACCAGCCATACCTCCATCTTTCCCTGTAGGTGCACTTGGTGGACCAATAATACTGTAAGCCATTTCTGAAGAATCAATTCTTGAAAAATTAAGAGTTCCACTTGGTTGATGTTCTTCTGGTTTAATACTGAAACTGTAGTTGTAAACGTGACCATCTGGAACTTTAGTATGGTGTTGGTAAGGTTGTACGAGTCTATAATAACTAGATGGACGAGGAGCTAAACGGTCATGTCCGTTAAGTATAAATTTAGTAGTATAAGTATTTGCTAACCAATCACTACTTCTACCATTAGCTACAGTCCCTCTTGTTCCCTCTGGTGCGTCCGCGCTATAAAGAGTAGGTGCTATAAAAGTATCAGTAGATGAGTCTCCGCTAGGAGTTGCTGAGTAAGTATTATAACCAAAATTAAACCATCCATTTTTTTCTCCTATTCCTTTTACAGCTCTATAATTTTCATCTCTAACTACCCAAACGAGTTCTTTTACTGGATGATTGTAACCTAAATCGTAAGTATGGTTTGATACATCGTTAACAAAAGGAATTTCTTCAGTTGCTGTAAACTGTAATTGATCGATTAAGTATTCATGATTTTTTTGTGCGAAGCGTCTTCTTTCGTCTGTATCAAGATATATATAATCGACCCATAGTTGACAATTGGAAAGTTTTGCTTCTCTTTCATCACCAGGGACTATATTAACATAGGTTGATGGGTCTATTTTATTTTTTGAATTTTGATGTTGAATTCTTATACCTTGAGCATTGCCTATACTAGTTGTATTCCCTTTGTTGTAAACAACAATAGCAAGACTATCAAAGTCTCTTAATTTAAGACTTATATTAACATCATGATACTGTAATGCAATCAAAGGTATAGCTAATCCTGGATTACGATTAAACCAGAATTGAAGTGGTATGTGTAAAGTTCTTTTTTCGACAGCATTAAAAGGTAATTCTTCTCTTTTTGCCTCTCCTACCATTTTATCATAACCATATTCTTTTTCAGCAGTTTGTGTCAGATCATTCCATATTTCCAACCATAATCCATAATGTTTATCAATTTCTTGACCTCCTATACTAACTGTTACTTCGTCTATTAAAGCGTGACCAACATGTTCAGTCCAAGCTGCTGAATAATCAGGTTGATTGTTTGTACCAGAACGACTTTGCATACCAGCTGTAAGATTTGTGTAATTAAAAGTTAATCTTACAGTACCACTTTTAGTACCTGTTGCTGAACCTGAAACTTGTACGGCTAATGCTGGTAAATCTGCAACAAGGTACATTTTACCAATAAGATCTCCTTTACGGGCAATATTACATTCAACTTTACTTCCAAAATCTGCTACACCAGAAAAGGTTTGTTCGATAGATTCCATAGAAAAATTAGTACATCTTCTGTATACTATTTTCCAGAATGTTATTTGAGGATTACCTGTTAAATAAACATCTTGAGCTCCATAAGCGATTAATTGTATTAGACCACCACCCATACTTTACTTAAAAGAATGAAAAAAAAACCATTTTTTTTAACGTATTAATTAGCAAAAGCTAACCCTCCCATTCCTCCAGTTACTCTGAAAATATTATAATTTGTAAGGAACACTAATAGCTTTAAAGTTCTTGTTATTCCTGTATTTTTACTAAGGTACATTTGTAACTGAGCTTCATCTAATTTTGAAAAATTACAAGTTCCACTTGGTTGATGTTCTTCTGGGTTAAGAGAGAAACTATACACATAAATTTGATTATCTGGAATATGAGTGTGATGTTGTAAAGGTTGTGTATAACGAAAGTATTCAGCCCCTCTAGGTGCTATTCTATTCTGACCATTAATTTGTATTCCATTTTTGTCTTCTCTACTAATCCATTCATGTTCTTTACCATCCGTATTTGTTCCACATGTACCCAAAGGCATATCAGCACTACTTATACCATTAATAGTAATACTATTTGCATTGTCTCCTAAAAATCTTACTATGTCGTCTTTGTTATGTCCAAAATTGAACCAAGAATTTTTTGACATATCGTAAATACCGTTAGACTTCTGAGGACATTTTGAAATAGGGTCTTGCAGACACCAAATTATTTCTTTCACTGGATGATTGTATCTTAATTTCAAAAAATTACCAATTTCATTAGCAGACTCTAATTGTAAAGTATCTTCCATTCCTTTATACTGAAGTTGTTCAATAAGATATTCATGTTCGTTCATAGCAAAGTTTCTTCTTTCTGGAGTATCAAGATATATATAATCAACCCATAATTTAAGGTCTCGTATTTTAGGAGTAAAATTTCCTACAATACTAGGTCTGTGGTTATCTTTGAATTGAGCCCTTAAACCTTGTACGTAATTAAGGTCTATTCTATTAGAAATTTTATTACCTGTATCCGAACGATTAATAACTACGATAGGTAAAGCAGTAAATTCTCTAAATTTAACATTAATCTTTATTTCATGATATTGTAAAGCAACTAAAGGTAGTGCTAATCCAGGATTACGATTAAACCAAAAGTTAAGAGGTATTTGTAATTTTCTTTTTGTTACAGCTCCATAAGGAAGGTCTTTTCTATTTCTATAACCAATCATATTATCGTATCCTTTCTTTTTACTTTCAGGAACAGTAAGTTCATTCCATATTTCCATCCAAAGTCCATAATGTCTATCAATAAGTTGACCCCCTATTAAAATACTTACTTCGTCAATGAGTGCATGACCGACATGTTCAGTCCAAGCAGCTGTAAAATAAGTTTTACCATTACCATCATTAATATCAGCCAAACCGTCTGCTAATTTTGTGTGATCGAATGTTAATATCACTGAGTCATTACTACTAGTATTTCCGTTAAGAGTAAGAGCTGGTAATGTCAAAGTAAGATACATTTTATTTATTAAATCACCATCCCTAGTAAGAACAAAATTAGTTTCGTTTCCGTACTCTGGTGTTATTCTATAATCTTGAACAATTGATTCAATAGCAAAATTAGTACACCTTCTGTATACTGATTTCCAAAAAGTTATTTCTGGTTTACTTGTTAAGTATATATCTTGCTTCCCGTAAGCAACTAATTGCATCATACCACCACCCATTTAGTAATAGTCAACAAAAAAAATAAAAATCTTCTGCGAGAAATATTATTTCCTATAGAAAATTTTTAATTATTAAATTAATTGGAATATGCTAAACCTCCCATACCACTCATAACTCTGAGCACATTATAATTAGTTGCAAACATCATTAAATTAAGAGTTGGTGCATAACTTTCATTGTTAGGACTTAAACCTTTTTCAGCATCTGCAGGTAAAATCATAGGTTGCAATGAATATTGTAATTGGGCGTTATCAATTCTTGAAAAATTACATGTACCACTTGGTTGGTGTTCTTCTGGTCGAAGACTAAAACTATAATTATAAATTTGACTTTCAGGAACTCTTGAGTGATGCTGATAAGGTTGTACACAACTAAAATAACTATTTGGTCTTGGTGCAAAACGATCATGTCCATTAAGTTGAATTTTGTTGGTATAACTACTAGATAAGAAATCATGAACTCTTCCATCTTTAGGTGTTCCACATGTTCCTAAAGGCATGTCAGCTCCATCAACACAATCTAAAATAAAAGGATTAGCTGCTAAATTATTGTTTCCTGTAACATTAGCAGTTGCAGAATCTGTAAGGTAACCAGGGTAAACTAAATTATGGTCGTTCCAACCAAAATTAAACCATGCATTTTTTGTAATATTTGCTACAGTAGGACAACATCTATTCTTGTCTTGATAAACCCAAATTAATTCTTTCACTGGATGATTAAAATTAATTCTGTAAGTTCCTGTAACTTCAGTAGTAGCTGTACTAGGTGTACTAGTTGAACCATTAAATTGTAATTGTTCAATAAGATATTCATGAGATTGTTGAGCAAATCTTCTTCTTTCTTCAGTGTCTAAGTATATATAGTCTACCCATAATTGACAATTTTTAAGAGGTTTACTGGTTTTTACACTAACACCTGTTCCTTGAATTCTACAACCTGATGCTGTATTTTTATTATCAACTCCCATAAAAGAACTAGGGAATTTTGACAATACATTATCAGTATCAAGAACCCAATCTGACCTACAATCTCCTTGTACTCCTCTACCGTCTAAAACAATAGTACACAGCTGATCTAGTTCTTTAAGTTGAATAATAATTTTAACTTCATGATATTGTAAAGCAATTAAAGGTAAAGCTAGACCTGGGTTACGATTAAACCAAAATTGAAGAGGAACATGAATAATTCTTTCATTTTTAGCAGACATTGGTAATTGATGTCTTTTCTTAGGACCAATAAGTTCATCCATACCTTCTTCTTTTTCAGAAGACAATGTAAGTTCATTCCAAATCTCAAGCCATACTCCATAATGTTTATCAATTAATTGACCTCCAATTTCAACGATAACTTCATCGATCAAAGCATGACCTACGTGTTCAGTCCAAGCAGCACTTACAGAATGTATAGACTGTGCAGAATTAGTACCAATAACATTAGTTATACCAGCTGTTAAATTACCAATAGTATATTCTAATACTGCTGAATCCCCTGGAGTTCCTATAGGATTAGCTGTTTCTTGCACTGTTAAAGATGGTAAAGTCGCAACTAAATACATTTTACTAATCAAGTCGCCGTTCCTAGATAT